GCCCTACGTGGCCTACGTTTTGTCCATCCCGATCGGCCAGGGAGATGCGGTACCGATCCGCAAGAACGAGCAGATGAAGGTGGTCACGTCGAACTTCGTGACCGTCAACACGATCCGCCGGATAGGAATCATCAAGTCCTACCCGGACCAGTACGGCTACCTGCACAACATGGCGATAACTTTCGAGTGAGGAGGCCGACATGGGTTTGGAACTGAACGGACTGGAAGAATTCAAGGCGGCCTTCGAGCGGCTTCGCGACAGGGGTCCGGAAGTAATCGGCACCGCAGTACGCGCGCACATGGAGCAGGAAGTCCTCCCGGCCACCCAGGAGCGCGTTCCGGTGATGCTCGGTCGTCTCAAGGCCACCGGCCGGGTAGAGCCCGGCAGCGTGCCCCACGAGTACGTCGTGTGGTACGGGGACAGCGCCACGAACAACGACGCCTTGGTGGACTACGCGGCAGCGGTGCACGAGCGCGAGGCCCGACATGAACCGCCTACTGGGACCGGCTATGTGAAGGAACCGCTGGAAGAATCCGTCCCCAAGCTGGCCGATCGTGCGGCGAGGGCGCTGGAAGATCTGGCGAAGCCGTAATGGGAATGGTTGAAGAGATCAAGACCTACGTCCTGGCCCAGATCGGTGCGCCGTGGATCGACCCAACTGTCGATGACGCGAACGGGAACATATTCCTGGACTTCCTTCCGCCGTCCGCCCCTGACCGGTCGTGCGGCATCTTCCAGCTTCCCGGCTCACCCCCGCAGCGCGGTCTCGGCAACACAGTCATGTGGTACAACCCGCGCCTGAAGATTGTGAACCGGACCTCGATCGCCGGAGGCTATGCTCAGGCGAAGTTGGACGGGGAGATAATCCGGGATCTGCTGCAAGCGGTGACGAACAAGACTGTCTCCGGAACTTTCTACATGTCGGTGCGTCCGGTTGGAGAACCTTCGGCAGCCGTGCTGGACCCGAGTAACCGGCCGCTTTTTTCTTTGGAGTACGAAGTAATGAAGTACCCGAGCGAGTGAGGAGGAGGCAATGGCCAAGCAGCAGTACGAGGCCCTCACGACGATCGACTACGTGAGCACTCGCACGGGCGTATATGTCCGCGTCGAGCCGGGCGATGTTTTTGACGACATGAACCGGCTGTCTGTGCGCAACGAACTGGAGCATGGGAACATCAGGGAAGTAGAAACAGAAGGGGGTGAGAAGTAATGGTCGCTCTGGCTGCCAGTCATGGCTCGCTCGCGGACGTACTGGTGAACGGGAACGTAGTCAGTCAGTACCTGAACGACTGGTCGCAGTCGATGTCCCGCGATAAGGCGGAGACCTCTGCCTTCAAGCAGACTTTTAAGTCCTACGTGGCAGGACTCGGCGACAACGTCATCGCGCTGGCCGGTATGTTCGACTCCAGCAACCCGACCGCCTCCGATCCTCTGATCTACAGCTACCTGACTTCGCTCACCACGACGGACAGCATGTGGCTTTATTCTCCGCTGGGCGCGCAGGGTGCTTCCGCTGCGGGGAACGTTGGCTACTCCATCACCGGAATATCCACGAAGTACGAAGTGAAGTCGGCACTGAACGCGGCGAACGTCATCACCGCAGAAGTTCAGATGGACAACAACGGCGGCGGTCTGGACCGTGGGGTGATCCTATCCCCGTGGGTTACGCAGGGCGCCGGTGGAAGTTCCACGTCTAGCGACTCCGGTGTGACATCTACCGCGAACGGCGGCGTGCTCGTCGTCCACACGTTCTCGGACACCGCGAGCCTCGTGGTGAACCTTCAGGACTCGGCGGACAACAGCACCTTCGCCAACGTCACCGGATACACGCTGAGCCCCACGAACGCCACCATTGCGGCCTACCGCTTCCCAGCTGCCGGGGTGACGCCTACGGGCACCATTCGGCGCTACACGCGGGTCACCTGGACGGGCACGGGAACCTTCCTGGCCCTGTTCTCCCGGAAGTAAGGAGGGAAGAAATGACAGCACTTTCTGCCAGCCATGGTTCCAAGGCGGATTTTTACCTTGGAACTTCCGGGTCTCCGGGTACCGGCGTGGCCATCACTCAGTACCTCAACGATGTGGGGTTCCCGCTCCAGCGCGACAAGGCGGAGACATCCGCCTTCAAGCAGCTCTTCAAGTCCTATGTGGCCGGTCTCTGCGACCTGGCCATCCCGTTCGCCGGTACGGCCGACGTGAACATCGACGGACAGCTCTGGGGCTTGTTCATCATGTCCGGGGCCGGTAGCGCGATTCAGTACCAGTACGCACCGCTTGGCGTGGGCACCACCGGTACCGCGCTCTACACCGGATTCGGTTTCCTGGACAAGTACGAGTCGAAGTCGGTCCTAAACGGGGCATACAGCTTCACTGCCAACTTCCAGTCCAGCACGCAGCCAACACGTACGATTCAGTAACATGCCTGACTACGAGAACTACGAGGCGAGGGCATACGAGCGAATCGTCTCCATAGAAAATTCTGACGAGGAGAACCAGACCATGCCCGAGTACCCCACGATGGAAGAGCTGAACCAGCTTCCGGAGTTCCAGGACGATGAAGAACTCGAAGACGAAACGGATCTGGACGACTTCGACGAGGACTATGACGAGGAGGACGAGCCGGAGGACGCCATCCCGGCTGAACATGACAAGGTTCTCTCTTTCGAAGAGATTCTTGCGGTCGATGACGACGCAGAAGACGATCTGTACATTCCGGAGTGGGGCGGAAAGATTGTCGTTCGTGGTCTGAGCAAGAACGAGTTCGACTTCCTTCGTAAGCAGGCCAACCGTCGTGACGCCCGTGGACGCAAGAGCGAGATCCTGGAAAAGGAAATCATCATCGCGGGAATGGTAAAGCCCCCGGTGAACAGGGCCAACTACGAACTTCTCAAGGAGAAGTCCGCCGGGGTGATGGTGCGCATCCTGAACGAGATCTACCGAAAGTCCGGTCTGGAAGAGGAAGCGGAGCGCGCTCGGGAGCGGCGATTTCCTAAGAAGTAACGAGCTTTACTTCACCTACCAGCTCGCAGAGAACCAGCATGTGTCGGTCCGCGAACTCACTACCGGAGAACGCGGACCGATTTCGCAGTACGAGTTCGCCATGTGGAACACCTACTTCAAGGTGAAGGCGTATTACGCTGAGAACCAGCGGGACAAGTAACCGGAGAGGGGAGGTGGCTCCATGGTTGACTTCAGGGTTTCCGGCACGGCTTCGCTCGATCCTGACCGGATCATCGAAGACGTAGACATGATCATCGAGAAGCTCGATGAGTTGAAGGATAAAATCGACGAGCTTGATCTGGCCATCGATCGTGTCTCCGGTAAGAGCATCAACCTGGATGTCAACATCCACGGTGAGGACAAGCTTACTTTTCTGCGAGAGCTGATCGACGATCTGGACAGCCGTGTCTATTTCGTCGATGTTGTGACAGACATTCATGGAGAAGACAAGCTGGACGAGCTGGAGCTGAAGCTCGACCGGATGAGCGGCAGCCGGAAAACAGTCGGCATGGACGTGGACGTCAAGGGGGCAGCGCGGGCGACAACGGAGCTGGAAGCGCTGGACCGAGAATTGAACAGCAAGGAAGACGACTTCAAAAAGGCTAAGAAGTCTTCTGAAGGTTTCAATTTCTCCATCATGTCCCTGCTGCCGTTGCTCACTGCTGTGATACCTGTAGCTGCTGCTGCGGGTGGCGGCATCATGGCACTGGCGGGTGCCTTCGCCGTCATGGCTCCAGGGATACTCGGTGTAGCTTTGGCGGCAAAGCCTGCGTTCACGGCGATCCAGAACCTCACGAAATCTCTGGACCAGAATACGAAGAACGCCCTGGCGAACGCGTCCAGCTACGACAAGATTTACGGCATACTGAACAAGAACAGCGCAGCATTCCGTGGTATGAGCGGGGACCTTCAAGGTGTGACGGTTGGCTGGTTCCAGTTGCAGAACGCCTACAGCTCCTTCCAGAAGGCTGTAGACCCTGCGGTGTTCCCCATGCTGGAGCAGGGTCTCGAACTGCTGCGTACGTTGCTCTCCGGCCTTCCTGCTCTTGTCAATCCGGCGGCGTCAGCGATCCAGGACTGGCTTCTGAACTTCGAGAACCGTCTGCACGATCCAGTCTTCAAGTCGTTCTTCAACGACATGAAGACGAACATGTATACCTTCGTGTCGGACTGGGCCGGAGGTGTGCTGAATATAATCGAAGGCATCACGGCGATGCTGCATGCCTTCATGCCGTTGTCGGTGGACATAAGCGGCGGGTTCTTGAAGATGACCCAAGCTTTCGACCGGTGGGCGCAGAGCCTACAGAACAGCAAGGGCTTCCAGCAGTTCATGGACTACGTTCGAAAGAATGGTCCAGTAGTCCTGGATGTTCTCAAGCAGCTCGTCATTCTGCTTTCTCACGTGGGTGCTTCGTTGTCCGGTATGGGCGGCGGATCTCTTCAGATCATCGACCACCTGCTCCAGAGCTTGAACAATCTGGCGAAGACGAGCCCTGGACTTTTCAAAGTGGCGACCAATGTTCTTCTGCTGGGATTCGCGGCAGCGAAGCTGGCTCCTATGATCGGTCCACTTGTAGCGTTCCTGGCTACTCCGGCCGGAGCTATCGTCGCCGTCATCGCTGCTCTTGCCATCGGCTTCGTTGTTTTGTACGAGCACTCGAAGAAGTTCCGAGACTGGGTGACCGCGAACCTGTTGCCCATGTGGAAGCAGCTCGTAGCAGCCGGAGAACAATTTGTCCAGTGGATGAAGGGTCTTTGGCAGCCCATCGAAGAGATCTGGCACAAGTACGGAAGCCAGATCGAGGGGATAATAAAGGCCCTTTGGGACTTCGTAGTCAATGTGATCAAGGGTGCCATCAAGATAATAGAAGGAATCATAGACACTTTCCTCGGACTGATAACCGGGGACTGGAGCCGTGTTTGGAAGGGGCTCGGTGAGATAATTTCCGGCGCCTGGACTATTATCAAGGCGATAGTAGTAGACGGCGTCAAGGTGGTAGTAAATCTTATCGAAGCCTTTGCCAAGTTGATCTGGGGTCTGATAAACAACGCGTGGGACGGAATCGGAAAAGCTTTCAAGAAGGGTTTTGACTACCTGTTCCGACTGGGCAAGCAGATGTGGAGTGACATTATCAACACTGCTATCCAGTGGGGCAGGGACATTCTCAACGCCATTGAAACTTCATGGAACGTAGTAAACTCTTTCTTCGGCGGAGTTCCCGGAAAATTGTTGAATGCTCTGGGCAATCTGGGGTCACTGCTGTGGAACGCTGGCGTTGATCTAATAAAGGGGTTCATCAACGGTATCGAGAGTATGTTTGACAAAGTTACTGGCATCCTTGACAAACTTACTAATCTTTTGCCGTTCCACAAGGGTCCTCCAGAAAAAGACCGGAACCTGCTGAAGAATTCCGGTCAACTCATCATCGAAGGATTCATCAACGGTCTGGAGAGCAAGTACGGCGATGTCCACAACAGCTTGGACGGGTTCACCAAGTCCATCGGCAGCAGGTTCGGGCAGCAGTACACCACGGACATATCCGCGAAGATAAAGAGCGCCATCACGGACGCTGACGTCAGCGTCCGTGATGGCGCTCTTTATCTTCGCGGATATGTCCGTGGTGTACTGC